TCATGTCTTTGAACGCCGCGCGGCCGGCGACCGGCCCGAGCTCGTCGATCGACGCCTGCTCCAGCTGCCCCATGAAATACCAATCCTTGGTATTCGGCATGATCAGGCCTTTTTCATAGGCCGTCGCAAGCTTCGCCAATGCGTCGGGGTGCATCGCCTGTTCGAGGTATTTATCGCGCGTCTTCTGCGTCGCCGGGAGCGCTTCGGTGCGCGTGTCGCCGGGTGCCGGATAATGACCGGGGTCAACGTCGTAGCGTTTGCTGACGTCGAAGTACGGCTCATAGCCGTTCTTCTCCATGTCCTTGCGGATCTTGTCGCGCCATTTCATCATTTCCTTGGCTTCGGGGCTTTGCGCCTTGGCGAGGAAATAGCCTTCCTGATCGATCCACTCGCCCGTCGCCTTGTCCTTCTTCGGCGTCTTCAGCTGCAAGTAGGGGCTTTCGGGCGGCGGGTAGCGCTCCTCTAGCGCCTTCATGAGCGCCGGCGTCGGCTCCGTTGCACCGCGCGGCGCAACGTCGGGGAAATCCGGCGCGGTGCGCGGCATGTAGACCGGACCCTGCACCGGTGGCTGGTTCTTGCCCCGCGGCTGCTTCGGATAACCTGGCGCGTTCGGCGAGTAGCCCGATTGAAACTGCTCCTTCGTCGGGATCGGCCACTCGCGGAAAACCTGCCGCTGCAATTCCGGCGGCGGTGGCGGATCGTAGACCGGCCCCTGCGCGGGCGCGTTCTCGCCGGGCGGCTGCTTCGGAGCGCCGGGGGTATCCGGCCAATGACCGGACGGCTCGACCGGCGGCGACGCCGCCGCTGCCGGAACCTCTCGTTTTTCGGCGCGTGCGATCGCCGCCTCTAGTTCGTCGGGGCTCATCGCCTTGCGAGTGCTGCGCCTGGCGAGCGCAAACGGCGCCGCCGCGACCGTGCCGATCGCTGTCCCAGAGCCGGGGTCGATCGTGTCGAGGACGTCGAGGCCGGCGTTCGCCACGCCGCCGCCGAGCTTGAGCACCGCCTGGCCGTAATTACCGGCCTTCACGTCCGCCGCAAAACCTTCCTTGTCCCAATCCATGCCAAAAGTCGGGCGCACGTCCTGCGCGACCTGGCCCAGCTGCTCCGCGCGCTGGCCGATATCCGTCGCCGGCGTATCGGCATAGGGCGTGGCCCACTCACCGGAGGCGACGCCTTGACCGTAGCGCTTCACGAGCTCCCAGAGGGAGCCCATGTCTTGCGTGAACGTCGTCTGTCCGCGGCGGGATGGGTTGATTCCGTCTGGCATTATCGGTCGTACCTGTCGCCGGTGAATTCGCGCTGGATCGTCCCGTTCGGGTTCATGCCCGGCCAAAACAAATCAGGGCGCATCGCCATAGTTTGCTGCATGCGAGCCTGCGCAACTTCCGGTGACACTTGACCCTGCTTGCCTGTCTTCGGGTCGAACACGCCATTGCCGTAAAGATCAAGCTGCGCGCCGCCGGTGTTCTGCGGGAGGCTTTGCATGTTGAGCCGCCAGATGTCGCTTTGCATCTGCTCCATGCGCGGGTCCGTCGTCGGCACCTCCGGCACCTGCGGGTTCTCCGCGTCGTATTTCTTCTGGAGCTCGGTGAGCATGCCCGTGAAGCTGTAGGGGCTCGTCGATATGCCGCTGCTCATTGGTTCACCTGCCTAGCGCGCGACATGGTCGCGCCGGTCGAGAGGCCGCCCTTCACGACGATGGGAACCGGGTCGTGTACGTCGACGCGCACCCGGCACCCCTGCGATGTCGATCGGCCTAAACCGTTCACCGTGATTTTCTGAGCGAAGCGCCCTTCACGGCCGAAGGAACGCGTGACCGGGTTCGACCAATTGGCGCCGCCGTCATGGCTCCACGATATTTCCATCGCCGGGTTGGTTTCATAGGGGCTCGGCCGGCCATGCACGCCGGTGGCGATCGTCGCGTCAATGTCGATCGAGGGGATACGCACAGAGGCCGGGAAAGCGGCCATAGGGGCGCTTTCGATGCGTGCTCGCATGCGAGTGCCCGGCTCGTCGAAAACGTCCTGTGCGACCTCCAAAATGGCTCCGTTGAGGCAATCCTGAACGAACCACTTGTTCATGAAGTTGGCGGCGAACAGCCCGCGCCACCAAAGATACTGGTAGCTGTCGCGCCGGTGCCAGGCGCCGGTCGACAAATTGTATTCCCACGTCCACGTCGGCGAAGTGAGCGAGCAGACGTTTTGATTCTCGAATTCGTAGACCTGCGCGTAAATATCGTTCGGGTGATCGCGGTAGCCATAAATGTCATGGCTGACGTCGTCGCTCGAAACGATCTTCGCGTTCAGCCCGTCCATATAGCGAACGGTGTAATCGGACGAGACGAAGAAGACACCGTTCCCCCACACATTAGCACCACCGGCTACTGCCCATCGACCGAGAAGGCCAACGTCGAGAGCAGTCTGACGCGTGCAGGGGAACGGCGATCCGCCGACATCGACCCAAACTTCGGTAGTGTGGGAGCCGAAAGCGAGGAGAGCGTTGCCGGTAGATTTCAACCGCAGGAGAGAATCGGCCGCGTACTCAGCCCGCGCGACCGAGAGCGCATCGATCGAGGTATCGCGCAGCGCCGACGCAACGATTTCGCCGTTGCCACGCGTAAAGAAAAAGTAGCCCGAGAAATATTCGACGCTCGACACCGAGCCGAGATCGATGTCCCCGTAGGCGGCCAGCGTGCCGGTCGCCGGGTCGAAGGTGTAGGCGGCCAGGTCGGAGACAACCACGACCTGCGGCCCGGTCGGGCGCATGTTGGATGCGATCGTCACCGGGCCGGCACCCGGCAACGGCGCCGCGATCGCCACGTCGGTGCCGTTCTCACGCCGCGCCGCGAGCTCGCCGTCCCACGCATGCAGGAGATAGCCCGGCATCGAATGCATGCCGCGCGGGATGCGCAAATCGGCGAGAGGCAGTTCGAGGAACGGCAGCAAGCCGGGCGTGCGCCGGATCATGACGAACCCGCCGACCTTCACCGCGTAGGCGTTGACCAAATCTCCTTGGCTCTCGCCGGCGTGGCGGCCAGGCATAGCCATCGTCGGCCAGGGGATTTGGATAACCGCCATTATTCACCCTTAGAAATAATCGGCGCGCATGCGCGCATATGTCGGCGTGCGGGTTCTTTGAAATCGTAAAGCAATCTCGGCGAGGCTGGCGTTCTGTTGCACCTTCGCGAGCTCGGCTTCGGAGATACCGAAAACCTGCGCGTATTCGTTCGCCAGGTAGCGCGCGAGCTCGGACACCGCCTCGTCGGGAACGTCGCTGTCGAGATCGTCGACGGCGAAGACACGCGCCTTCGCCATCGCTTCGATCTTGAAAGGCAGCGCCTCATCAACGACGCGAAAATCTTCGGGGGGCAGGTCTTGGCCGGTCTGCCAAACACCTAGCTCTTTCAAGATTTCGCGCACGAGATAGGAGCGTGATGCCATCTATTCACCTCCTCGCGATCCTCGCCGACGTCCGCCACCGGATTCGTTCGAGGTTTCCGCGGGAGGGTTTTCGAGGCGCATCTCGCCGGCGTCCTCCTCTCCCTCTTTCTCTTTCTCTTTCGAGGCGGCCTCTTCGACCTGCGCCTTGACCGGCTTTCGATCGGGTCCGCCGTCGACCTTGAAGTAGAGGTTCCCGAGCAGCTTTTGCAGGACAGGCGCCGCGCGCGTCTGTCCGAGTTTTTCAACAAGGTTGACCTTCTCGCCAGGCTGGAACCGAAGCCCGAGCATGCTCACGCCCTGCTTGTCGTTCTCGTCGTTGCCGACGTAGGTGACGTTTGGTCCGATCTTCTTCTCGTCTGCCATCGCTCAATCTCGTGCGGTATAGAACGGGATGATGATTTCCATCTGGCCCGCGATCGGCGCGATAACTTCGGCGAGGACGAAAACCGGCGTGTCCTCCGCGATGACCGCGAGGCCGAGCGCCTGGACGGCAAGGTTGGCCTTGTAGCCGGTCGTGCCGGGCGCCACGAGCGCCGTCGTGATGACCGATTCCGGCACCGTCGCCGAGCCGACCTTGACCGTCGCCGTCGCCGTGAAGGCGGTGATCACCAGCACGCTCGACGGCAGGATGATCGAACCGCGCGGGATGGTGCCGATATGGAAACCCTTGTCCTTCACGAGGGCGAACTGCCCGAGCGACGGGTTCGGGTTCACCTGGTTGATTGAGGCGCGGATCGCGTGGACCGCGTTGACGTTCGGAAAGCTGCGCGCCGGCTTTAGAACCTTGGGATACGTTGCCATTCTAATCTCCCGTTATGGGAACCTCTGTTGGAGCGGTGCGCAT